ATCTGTTGGTTAGCGGCTACGGACCGCTTCAATCTGTTGGTTAGCGGCTACGGACCGCTACGGGTCTAAAAGGGTGTCCCGCACCCGCACTCGGGTTTTCGCGCGGGGGGCGGTTAAGTGGTTGATTTTAGAGGAGTTATGAAACCTGCCCGCACCTCCCCGCACTTTTTACTTATCCCGCAGATATCCTTTTGCTTTTCGCGGGCGCCGCTACGCCGCTTATATACACCATTATGCTATTATTACTATTTTACTTTTAATTATAAAGTAAGGGGTAGTAAGGGGTGTAAGTATATAAGTGCCGTAGAAATCAAAGACTTACAAAAGTTCCCGCACTTTAGCCCGAAGGGCGCCCGCACTAAATTTGCGGGGGTTGGTTGCGTGAATGTATAATAACATTAAACGCTTAAAGGAGGCGCAGTGGATATCGTTTATAAAAAAATAGCAGACCTTAAGCATCCGGATTACAATCCCAGAAAGATCTCAAAAAAACAAAAAGAGGACCTGAAAAAATCTATCGAGGAATTCGGGATTGTCGATCCTGCAATTGTGAATACAGCCGAAGGTCGGGAAAACATAATCGTTGGAGGCAATTCGCGAGTTATGGTCGCGGGTGAGATGGGGGACCTCACTTTTCCGTGTTTCCTTGTGAATCTCTCTCTGGAAAGGGAGCGCGAGCTTAATGTAAGGCTCAATAAGAACACGGGAGAATGGGATCATCAAATCCTTCTCCAGCAATTCGACAGGGACGAGCTGGTCGAGTGGGGATTTGTCGACGATGAGCTCCCGGAGGGTTTCGAAGGCGATTCCGATTTTGTGGGTTTGACGGACGACGACGATGTCCCTGAATCGCCTGAAGAGCCCGTCACAATGCCCGGGTACATCTACGTCATGGGTGAGCATCGGTTGATGTGCGGGGATGCCATAGACGCGTCTCAAATCGCGGCTCTGATGGACGGGGAGGTCGCAGATTTATGTGTCACGGACCCGCCGTATAATGTAAACTATGAAGGCGGCACTGGTTTAAAGATCCAAAACGACAGCATGCAGGACGGGGCGTTTTATAAATTTCTTTACGATGCGTTCGTTTCGATTTATTCGTATCTTAAAGCTGGAGGTGCTCTTTACGTTTTTCACTCGGACTTCGAGGGTCTCAATTTTCGGAAGGCGTATAAAGAGTCAGGTTTTTTATTAAAGCAGTGCTGCATTTGGGTAAAAAACAATTTCGTGATGGGTCGGCAGGATTTCCAGTCGCAGCACGAGCCGGTCCTCTACGGAGCTAAAGAAGGAGCCGAGCCGGTGTTGTCGTTCCAGTGGATGCACGATCCGGTTCTGTACGGATGGAAGCCGGGCGAAGCGCACCGGTGGAATTCGGACCGAAAGCAGAGCACGGTCTGGGAGTTCGACCGGCCGAGAAAAAGTGCGGAGCATCCGACCATGAAACCGGTAGAGCTCATCGAGTATCCGATTCAGTGCTCGAGCCGCCGAAGAGATATCGTGTTCGACCCGTTCGGCGGATCCGGCAGCACATTGATCGCTTGTCAGAAAATTAACCGAAAGGCCAGAGTCATGGAGATTGATCCTAAGTATTGCGATGTTATTGTCAAACGGTGGGAAGATTTCACCGGCAAAAAAGCGGAGCGCACAAGTGCCGTACGGTAGAGTCGACTGGCAGAAGGTCGACCGAATGATCGACGCGGGCTGCACAAAGAAAGAGATTTGTGACGCTTTGCAGATTCATTTGAACACGCTTTCTAAGCGCTGTAAGCGAGACCGTGGGATGACCTTCGCTAAATACATGAGCCGGGGCATGGGCAGGGAGAGAAAACCTATTGACTGGGAGATGGTAAAATCGATGTTGAGAATCATGTGTACTCAGTCCGAGATCGCAGGGGTTCTCGGGGTCAACATCGATACTTTGAATAATCGGTGCAAAAAAGAGAAGGGATGTACATTTTCGGATTATTCTAAGAAAAACCGCGATTACGGTAGGGTTTCCTTGCGCAGGCAGGTTTGGAAGCGTAGCATGAAGAACGATTCAGTTCTCATTTTTATGTCTAAGAATTTTCTCGGAATGTCGGACCGACCCGAGGGGGATTCTGAACGGGAAATGGGAGAAATACTAAAAGCCATTAGAGGCGAAATACAGAAAGGTCAGGAGGGGCCGAATGAAGAGTGAAGTTCAGAAGTTCTATGCCAGCATTCGAGATAAGATTAATTCAGAGCTCGATAAGGAGGATATTCAAAAGGTGCCGAGAGGCAGCCGGGTATCGGTCAGTTGTCCTACGCACGGCGATAATGTTCTCGGGCTGGTGGCAAAAGTCGACGAGCGACGGGTGGCGGTTTTTTGCTTGGATTGTTTGCAAGATAACGAGGACACCTTCCCTGCGCTTATCGTTAACAATCGACCGGTCGCATATCTTGAGCTTACCGAGCCAAAGACCGAAACCGAAGAGGATCTGCCTGATAAGATCTTTGAAGTGGGGATACGTTCTGGTCAGGACGTTTGGGTTAGCGTGGACGGAGGCGTGATCAAGGCTACTGATGTCGGCTGTAAGGTTCGGGATGACGGTCAGGTTGTCACGAGTACGAAGGTGTTTGTCAAAGCGAAAACATCCAAAGAAGCGCAGGCCATCGCGGGCCGTTCGGTATTGCGTTCGCCGTATGATGGCGAGGGTCACGATCCTATTAGAGCGTTGCCGCTTTTGGTGAAAGCTTTTGATCAAGAGCCGGTTGTGGCTTCGCTCTGGTGCTGCGATTACGTCGAGGCGAAACCTAAAGAGTTCACATTAGAAGAGGGGAGTTGATCTGCAGTGGATATCTTGAATAATTACTCGCTGCTGCTATTCTCCGGTGTAACGACGGGTTTGGCGGCGGGCGTCACGGTCGTGTTAGTTTTGGATTTAATATCCGGAGTTCGATCTGAAAGAAACAATCGTAAAAAAGGGATGCTTCCGTGAAACATAAAAGAAAAAGAAATTTTACGGTCAATTGCGACAAGTGCGGTAAGGCGGTAACGGTTAAAGCTTTCAGTGTCGAGGAGGCTAAGGCTGCGATTGCTCAGCGCGGCATTAAGAACGGTGTTTGTCCGGGTTGTCGAAGTGCTTCTATCTGATAAGCAGCGCAGCTCGATTGCTCAGGCTAATGCCCGGCAGAATATTTGGGAGGGAGCGATACGGTCCAGTAAATCAGTTGCAGCCGATTACCGATGGATACTCTACATGGATGAGGTTCCCGATACCGGCCATCCGATCATGGTTGGTAAAACGCTTGCTTCTCTCAGGAGGAACGTCTTAATTCCGATCCAGAACCTACTCGGTCCAAGTAATTTTAGTTTTTCGGTAGCTTCTCTGGAGGCTACTATGTGGGGGAAAAAGATTCAGTTGGTCGGGGCTTCGGATGAGCGTGCTGAAGGTAAAATTCGAGGCATGACGGTTTCCGGGGCGTACTGCGATGAGATAACGTTATGGCCAGAAAATTTTTATAATCAGCTTCTCGGGAGAATGTCGGTTAAGGGCGCGAAGCTTTTCGGCACAACAAATCCAGACAATCCTAAACACTGGCTAAAAAAGAACTACCTCGACCGGAGCGAGGAGCTCGGGATTAAAGTTTTTCATTTCAGCATTGACGATAATCCTTTTCTGGACCCGGAGTTCGTCAGCTCCCTGAAAAAAGAGTATACCGGCCTGTGGTATAAGCGGTTCATCGACGGGCTTTGGGTTGCGGCGGAGGGCGCTGTTTACGACTTTTTTACGGAGAATGAGCACTTGCTTAATCCGGCAAACGAGCCGGTTGCCGCGTGGCAGGATTTTTCCATTGATTACGGCACCAATAATCCGGCGGCGTTCCTACATTTTTGCCATAATTCGCAGACAATGCCGCGAGCGTGGCTTAAAAAGACCTATCGCTATTCGGCGGAGGAGTCGTTGCGTAGAAAGACCGACACGGAGCTTGCGGACGATTTCGAGAGGTTTACGGGTGGTTCTAAAAGGTGGCCAGTCATTCTGGACCCGTCAGCGGCTTCGTTTAAGGCGGAGCTTTTGAGCCGCGGGTATAAGGTTCGCGGTGCGAAGAATGACGTTCTGGAGGGGATACAAACGGTTTCTCGTATGCTCAAAACAGGCCAGTATAAGATTCTGGACGTGCCGGAAAACAGGCCGGTTATTGACGAAAAATATTCTTATTCGTGGGATCCTAAAGCTGCCGACCGGGGCGTCGATAAGGTCATTAAAAAAGAGGATCACTGCTCCGATGCGGAGCGTTACGATTTGCACACTAATTACGATCTTGCGGCCGTTGATTACGGGCTGCTCACTACTTTTTAGGGAGAACAGAGGAATGCTTAATTTTGACGGGTGGGCGAATGTTTTAAAAAAGATAGGCGGGAGAAAAGATCCTCGCTCGGGGGCGTCATTTGTTTCCGACCGGGATTTAGGGGAGAATGAGCTCGCTTCACTTTATGGTCGTGAAGGAGTTGTCAGGCGCGTGGTCAATTTGCCCGTTGACGAGATGATGCGGCAGGGCTTCACGATTCACTCCAGCGATTTAAGCTCTGAGGAGATCGACGGTATATTCGAAGAGTTTAAAAGGCTTAAAGCGCACCGGGCTATAAAAAGGCTTCTTAGATGGGATCGCGTTTTCGGCGGTGCGGTGATGGTCATTAATGCCAATGACGGGCTTGAGCTTAAAGAGGAATTGAACGAAGGGGCTATACGGAGAGTCGAGTGGCTTCGGGTTTTTGATCGATTCAGAGTTAATTCGCTCATGTCATCGGTTTTTTCGGATGATCTGAATGTCGCGTCGCATCCGAGCGTTATAAGCATCACTCCGATTCGGGGGGCGATGACGTCGGTCCACACGAGCCGCTGCGAGTTTTTATTTGGGCAGGACGTTGCGGATTTCACACGGCAGCAGCTTGATGGGTGGGGCGAGTCTGTAATCCAGATCGCTTTTCGGGAGTTCCGTCAGCTCGCATCGGCATATACATCGACGGAGTTTATTCTGGAGGATTTCATTCAGGTGGTTCTGAATGTTGAAAATCTGAGCCAGATGATCGCGTCTAAAGGTTCCGAGGACATAACCAAGCGCTTAGAGATTCTGGATATTTCGCGGCATGTCGCTAATATGTGGCTGCTCGATAAAGGTGAAGAGTACCAGAAACATAGCTCAACGGTTACCGGAATCGAGAAGCTGATTATTGAATTTCAGAAGGCGTTGTGTACGGTGACTGGCATTCCGCATACTCTTTTGACCGGTCAAACCACGAGTGGACTTGGAGCGGAGGGTAAAAACGAGCTGGAGCATTGGTACGATTCCATTAAGTCCGCTCAGGAGGAGATCCTTGCGCCGGTCATAGAGAGAATTGTGCGCATGATAATGCTAAGCTCTGAAGGTCCGACTCGGGGGCGTGTACCGGAATCTTGGAGCATTAAATTCCCAAGTTTGAAACAGCTAAGCGATAAGCAGAAAGCTGATATTTTAAAAACAAACGCTGAGGCAGACCAGATATATTTGGACAGTGGGGTTGTCGCTCCTAATGAGGTCGCTCGCGGGCGTTTTGATCAGGACGATTCTCCCTACGATATTGATTTTGGTATGACGCGGGGCGTCGATGATCAGACGTGATCAAAGCCGGGCTATTCAAAATATCAGCAGGGAGCGTCGCCTTCGGTCGCGCGTGCCGCAGAGCCCGCCTTCGAGGCTGCCTATTTGGAGGTTTCCTGATGCCATGGAGAGAGACTACAATTCCTACCTCCGGTCGTTCGTGAAAGAAGTTTTCCGGCAAACACGGGATACGTTCACTCCGAGAAGGTTGCGCGAGCTGAAGGAGAACGCGGAGCAGGTCCGGCGTTTAGACGATTACGTCGAGGACATTGGAGGCTTCGTGCAGTCTATTCGTATCACGGTTGAGTCCGGTCGTTTTTCCGCGACTTCGATATCTAATAAGGTCGAGGAGTTCGCGGGGTCCGCGTCAAATTTCAATAAGCGCCAGTGGCAGAAGATTTTAAGGGCGGGACTCGGGGTCGATCTCACACAGAACGAGCCGTGGCTTGCCACCGAGATCAATCGTTTTACTCGTGAGAACGTTCGGCTAATCACAAAGCTCAGCGAGGAGATGTACGTCGACATCGAACGCAACATTTTAGACGCGGCTCGACAAGGCTTATCTAATCGTGAGATCTCTGGTATCATTTCGGGTCGTGAGGGGGTGTACGGTTCTCGGGCCGACCTCATTGCTCGTGACCAGATGAATAAGTATAACGGCAGGTTAATGGAAAACCGGCAAAGGCAGACGGGGGTCGAGCGTTATGTCTGGAGATCGAGCGATGATCGAAGGGTTCGTCCGCTTCACCAAGAATACGACGACAGGACTTTTAGTTGGGACAGTCCTCCTGCGGACGGGCATCCCGGCACGCCTATTCAGTGCCGCTGTTATGCCGAGCCGATTTTCGACGAGGTTTACGATAAGTTGGAGCGTGCTACGAATCCGGGAGGGCAGGTGTGATTATTAAAGATTTG